AGACAAACCGCGTGTCAAACCGTCTCGAAAGAGTAAAAAACGTCCCAAGCGTAAGTAACATCCACGCATGAAAAAAGTTGAAACCCTCCTTCCAGAAGAGCTAGTCGAAAGACTCTCTGCTGAAGCTAAAGAAAAAGGCATTCACAGATCAGAATTGATCCGTGAGCGTCTTTCTCAACCGCCCAATCACTTCGGACTTACAACCAGTGATTTTCATAAAGCTGTTACGAAGGTTCGTCGTCGATCCAGTTATGGTCTGGATAGGCAACAGGCTGAAAGCATTGTCGCCACAGTCTTCAACGAACTCTTCAGCCCAGAACATGGGAACTAAATCAGTGCATCTTCAGTATTGTCAGATCGAAGACGAAAACTTTCCCCTCGCCATAACGCGCTTCACTTCGTTCGACTTAGACGACAAGCCGCTCAGCGTTGAGCAAGTGACATACGAATCCAACATGGATTACATGGAGCGGCAAATTATCAATGCATTGCGCTGCAATGTCGAAGTCAGCATCCTCACTACAACACCAATTCATGAATTCAAAAGGCTCTATCACATCTTCAAAAGTGACGAATGAACATACAGATCTTCCGCCATAGGGATGAATGGATTGTGCTAAACGAAAGTTATGAGATAACGTTCCATCAAACCCTCAACAGCGCGATGAACCATGCCGCAACCGAAATCGGGGCGTCAGATCATCATGGAGCGCCTCAACAAAGCAATTCAACTGGCGACAACAGCTGACCTCCAAAGGGCTGCAATGTTCCTAGAAGGAGCCAGAGAAGTCAGAAAAGGTTCTCGTCGTCAACGCACCAATGCACGCTCTGCTCAAGCAACTGCGTGGAAGAAAAAGGTTGACGAGTCGATAACATGGTAACATTCGTTTAGTATTTTAGAGCCGATGGCTACAAAGCACGGCAACCGGGTATATATCCAAGTCCTACTTGAGCCCTTTCGCGGTGAACTCTTCATGCAAGAGGCCGACTCTCAAGGCATCAAACCATCAGCCCTGATCCGCCAACTGGTCTACGACTATCTCGCAGAAAACACCAAAGAAGAAACCTATTGCGAAGCTCTAGTCAACGACAAGCAAAAATGGCAAGACGCTGTAGACGCCAGACTCGAAGGCAGAGCAAGAAACCGCCGTTCCAAGATTGATCAGTCAGACGAAACCATCGACGCATCCAACTCTCCAATGTGACCCACTGCTTGCCTAAGCAGCTTGGCTTGATGCCAGTTGGTTCGTACCAATGACACGCATAACGCCCTAAGCGCACTCTCGTCAGTACAGCCCTGAACGTCTCGCACGTTACGTTCCAATTCCAACTCCTCTTCAAGGCTTTGGTTGACGACCATCCAGTCTGCCCAGCCCATAGCCTCGAAGATTCTTATCAATTCATGCCACGGACGGCATCACTGTCAAGTGGTTGTTGTAATGACCCGTCTCCGCATAGCTTTTCATCGGCACCTCACTCATCGCGTGAAACACCATCTGACCGATCTTCAAACCTGGATACAACGGCAACGCATGATGCAAACGCTCATTCTTCAATTCGAGCGTCAGCTTGCTTCCGTGCCAGCCTGGATCGCACCAGCCAGCAAGCAAGTGATTAAGACCAGATCGTGCGCGGCTTGATTTGAGAACAAATTGACAGCTGATGTCGTTGGGCAGGTTAAACAGCTCAAGTGTCTCAGCCAAGCAAAACTCGCCGGACTGAAGCATGAACGGGTCATCCTCTGTCTTGTCCGCAATGTTGATACGCACCAGATCAGGGCTATAAATGCTCTCCACCATCAGATAATCACCCAGCCTCAAGTCCAAACTGGCTGGATTCAGCAGCTCTTCATCGAATGGGACGACCATCTGACTTTTCCGACACCGAGCCGAGATCTCCCAATCACACAGAACTGCCATCCCCGATCCGCAAAAATCAATCCTACTGATCTTGCTTCAAAACGCTCTTTTCTGCGTGATACGCCCCTTTTTGGTACATCTCAGTTACGTCTCGTACCCATGGCACCAGCCAATCATTGACCCGTAAACACTGGTCCCAGTTCACTGGCCTAGCGCATTGCACGACAACCGTGGTCCAAAAAGCACTGATATATGCCCACAACCAATAAAAATTACTCATTTACCAAGATCACCCATCCCGTACGTGGTCCTTCCGCTTGCCACCTCTGATAAAAAGCAGCCTGCCTCACACGGACATTACGCCCCAAATGCGGATTACTATGCCCGCCTTTTTCCATCTCGGGATAACCCCTGGGATCTTGCATGATCCACTCTGGATCGTTGCTGTTTTTACCCGCGTAACCACTGATAACGCTCCAATGACCACAACCCATGCCATTGCACATAGGTGGTTCGCCTAAAAGCATGTTTCCAGCGTGTAGCCAGCCCACGAGAACTGGTCTGCCAGCTTCGATCTCTAATTCCACCATGTCAGAGTCACCGTCCTTACGGAACTCAGCTTCCAAACCAAGACTCCGCAACGCTGCAAGCTGAGCTTCTACCGATGTGGTGTCGCCAAACTTCGAGCGGATAGCGTTGTATTCGTCATCGGTGCGCACCTTCTTGTAATACGCCGCCACCATGGCAGCTGCTGAGCTGAAACACTCGCGGTATCCCGTTCCAGTCTTGTTGTCGAGCTGTTTGAAGTAAGGCATATAGACCTGCTGGTCATATCCACTCTCTTTCCACGCCTGAAACCAATCGGCTTCGTGCTCCTCCAGTAGTTCCGGCGGCATTGACTCCTCAAGTTGTTTAATTGCAGCCAGCTGATGGGGCGTGCCACGAAAAAACTGGAAAAACGGCAGCAGGGCAAGACCCATAGCCATCAGCAGCAGGGTTAGCTGGATAATGCCGGATGCCACCTACTTTTCAACTCTCGTGTCAGGCAACAGCATTTCGCGGACATGCTTTACCGCCAAGTCGTCTAAATCGTTGTCTGTCCTAGCAACAATCTTCTCCAACATCGCCACAATCAATTCCTTAAACGCTCTTGATTTCCACGCGGTCATCAAGATCGGCTTGAGAATCAAAAGCATGGGACTGCCTTGAATAGCACTATTACGTTAGTGCCTTTCGCTATGGCCTTCCAGCCTGGCCACTGACCGCTCCAGCTCATTCAATCTCGCAAACACCTCCATATCCTTTGTCTTGATGTCGTTGTGCAAAATATCCAGACGGCCAGCAAGATTATCAACAGCAGCAGTTAGTCGAATTAACGAGTCCTGTCCTTGACGACTTTGGCGGCTAAGACCTGAAGCGCCTAAGCCGGCCACCGTGATTGACGCGCCAGCAACGGCGGCCCAGACTTCAACCATGAACCGTCCCAAATGCTCGATTCATCATGGCAGAACCCATGGATGACAACCACGAAAAGGAAGGCTTCAGCGTTGCTGATCTTGTTAAATGCGCTGTCCTTGCTTGGAGCGCCACGCTACTCACCATTTCATACCTTGGGATCTATCCCCAGATGAAAATGGACAACACCTTTGTCGCCTCACTGCTCACTGGTGCGATGGCGTCGTTTGGCATCGAACGCAAGGGCAATGGAAATGGAAATAAGAAGCCGACTATTGTCGATAACAAAGACACCAAAGCTGGCATCAAATGAACCGCTCACTTTTGGTATTGGGCATCACCTTGGCAGCTGCTTTGCCTGCTAAAGCTGATTTAACCCACAAAATTCAAAGCTCAGTACAACTGGAGGTTGGCGGTGCTTCTACTCGCGCTATCCGCGTCGGCAATACTTACAGCATCAGCGGTTCAGGCGTCAGCACCACTGACGGCTCTACTGCTGGTGTTGTTGGCGGTTTGGGTGCTCACACTAATGGCGTTGGTGCGTTGACCACCGTTACCGCTTCACAAGCAACCAGTGGAAGCGCATTCAGCTTTGCAAACAGCTACACCGTCGGTGACACCATCCCAACGTCCGCTCCAACCGTCGGTGAAGTGCCTGCTTTTGGCGATGTCACCTCAACTGCTGCTGGCACAGCAGGAACACTTGCTGGCACCATTACGACTGCAGGCGCTATTACAGTCACCGCTGGTGGCGCCAATACCAGTGCAATCGGTCAAGTCATCAGCGAGCTGACCACACGGTGAAACGGCTAATCATTCTGTTGCTGTTGCCATCTCCAGCAATAGCCGTTCCAGTCGTGCCTAACTTCAGCCAGGGTGTGGTGTCGTCTCACACTGAGTCCAAGACGATTGTCAAAGAGTCGATCGTCTCGGAGTCTTATCGCAGCGGTTTTGAATACACCGTTAGCGGTACTGGCGTTGAACCAACAAGCGGAACTGTTAGCCCGTCGATTAGCGGTAACAAGATCAACCTCTCCAGCCGCTCCAGCTGGAAACAGTCAGTCCCAGGTGCTGCGTTTCAGTTCGTTGAAACGCTAAATACGCCTGGCTTGATCGAGAAAGTCATAATCGACCGCGAGACCATCACCGAAACAGTCATCGACTCCACCAGCACCTTTAGCCAATGAGAGCGACAGCTTCTGCTCTGCTGCTCAGCCTGCTCTACACCGCTCCAGCAGCAGCACAAGTCAGTGCAACTGCATCACCCGTTTCAAACAGCAGTGGTTCAGTGGTCAACCAAGCGGTTCAGATCACCCCGGGGCAGTACATGAAGCACAGCTACGGATCGCAGATTCAATGTGATTCGGCAACGCTAAACATCTCCCCCTTTGCGTCTTCGACGCATTCTTTTGGCGATCCAAACAATCAGTATTATCAAGAGCCGGTCTACGACAACAGCGACAACTTTGGCCTAATCGACCCAGAAACAGGACTCGATGGCCCAGATGGCGTTCCAGACAACCCTGGCAAAGTCCTGTATTACAAGCCGCAGCGCACAGGCTACCGGCAGAACTTCAGCAATAACTTCGGCATCACAGCCACCTTCTCCATCCCTCTGGATCGTGGACCGATTGAACTGTGCAAGCAGGCAGCCAAGAAGCAGATTGCGCTCTACGAGCAATCCCTAGCTGATAAGCGACTCAACTATGAGATGGGGCGGCTCAAGGCTTGCGCTGAAGCCATAAAGGGTGGTTATGGATTTGCCAAGACTTCACCGTTTTATTCCATCTGCGCTGATGTAGTCCTCAAGCCCGTTCCAACAGAACAGCACACTCACGAGATCATTTACCCAGAGCACGCCTCAGATCGCGAATGGCTTGATTCCGGTGACGTTGAGCAGAGCGCCGCTCCTGTAAAGATTCCAGTTTTGCCTTACGGCCAAGCTTCTGATTGATCTTCTTCACCACCTTCTTGGTCAAAGGTTTAGCCAGCTTCTGCAGTATTGACGCAATCGGCTTCGCGAAAATCGCCACAGTCGTTGCAAATGCAGCAGTCAGTGCAATCGACACTGTTGGACCCGCATCAGGCACATAGTTATTGATCACCTGCCCCACAGGCACAGGATCCCAAACCTTTACGCACACACCATCCTGCAGCTCATAACTCGCCAGGATCTTTGTTCCTAATTTGTTAAACGATCCGATTTCTTTCGCTCCAAACGGTGGACACGGTGGATCCTTTGGCAGATTTGTTGTGTCGGGCTTGTCACCCGGCGGAAGAGGGGATGCAACCTTGGCCGGAGTTGTCACCTCCGGCTTTTTTATGTCTGCCTTTGGCGGCTCTACCCAAGTAAAGTCTCTTGGCCTGTAATCCGGTGCTTCATATACAGGCACCGCTCCAGTGCATAACGTCACGTTGCCGCGTGGATCCTCCTCAAACGTTTCCGTTCCATTGCCAACAGCAATCCTGGCTCGCACGCAACCAGGCATATCAATAACTGGAAACCGCGTAGACGTAACTGGCGGTGCTGCTGGTAAAACAGGTGGTGGTATCGGCTGACCGACAGAGATCATTGGAACGCCGATTGCATTTACACCGATCTCAGGAATCTCCGGCATGAAGTCAGAACGGTTTACAGCAGGTCAGCTCTGGATTGAACGTAACCGCAGACGCGAAGGGCCGCCTGTTGTTTACACCGTATTGTGCGGCAAATCTGCCAGACCGTTTACCGATCCAAAAGCCATCCTCAAGTGGGTTAAATGGCCAAAGGGCACGCCAACTGGTGACGCTTTACGCGAATGGCTTGCATCCTTTGAGCAGAAAGCTGAAGCACCCGCGCCAGAACTTGATATGGCAAAAATCAAGGCTGAAGGCTTCGGACCTGAAGCTCATGACGACGACCCAACCGCCAACACTAAAATGGTGACTTGATTGGCAGAGCTGGACCCGTAGAAGTCGGCAGCTCCGGCATGACCTCATCAATCTGACCAGGCACCATGTCAGTGATCATCTCAGTTAGCTCAAGCTTCAGCTCACTGATGTAATGCTTGGTCAATGATGGGATGCGCGTGTAAAGCATCACCGATCCAATCACCATGCCGCCTGACATCACAAAGGATGCGACGGACATCACGTTAAAAAGCTTTTGCATGATGGCTTTGGGTAAAACAAAAGGCCCCCTCTCGGGAGCCCATTGCAGCAACGTGTGAGGAAGCTGAGCTTGTTATAGCTCAGAAGCTGTACTTCATACCAACTTTCGTTCCAATCGAAAGCTCATCGCCAGTCATGCCGCTCAGCTCTCCATAAACAGAGACATTTTCAGCAACAGCGACAGAACCGCCAAACTTGCCAGCAAGTTCCAGCTCTTGATCTTCACCGTCAGGCATGACAATTGCAGGACCACCTTGGATGTAATAGCTGTAGGCACCAGAACCGCCTTCAAAACCAACATCAAGGTTCAGCGTTCCACCAAGCCAGTCGTCGCCATAAGCGCCGCCATTGAACTCAGGGTTCACATACACGTCTGCGAGAGCAGGAGATGCCAGCGCAGCTGCTGAAACGGCGACACCACTCGCAATGAGAGTTTTGATCATTGGAAAGAGGATTAACGTTTTCCCTGTCCACGATACTTCTTGCGTCCATGGGACGGTTTTGATTGTGATCCATTCCCCTGACGTGTCTTTTTCGGCTTGCTAGGGACAAAACTTTGCCCGCTAAGTGACTTTGCCATCAGTCAGTTGACTCCAAGCTTTGGTACTTAAGGGCCAGTCCAGTAAACAACCCATACTGCGGATGGCTGATCTGGTCACGACCATCAAGGAAGAACAGCTCTTCAAGCCACAGCGTCCGAGCAGTCATAGCCTGCACATCTTCCGCCCCAGACTTACAAGCGATCATCGGATCAGGGCGTTTCATCATCACGGGGGTTGATCGCTAACAGGCTATAGCCCATCAGCAGTAGAAGCATCAGGGCTGCAATACCAATCACTCTGCAGCGTTATCAGGGTCAGCCGTCCAAACGCCGTAAGTGTCGCCTTCGATGTACTGCTGCAAAGCTTCGACGCGACCAAAGTCTGCATGGGGCGCTGTGTTGCCAACATCAGCTGTTGCTTCGATGGCAGTGACCATCGTTCCGCACTCAGTGCGGATGGTTTGACGCCAGGTCTTCCAATCTGCGTTCATCGTGGTGCCACGTTCCTTGGCCTTGATGACGCGCCAATCAGAAGGTTGCAGCAAGCTGTTTGCTGTTTCTTTGGTCTTAGCGATCCAAAGGGTCTTCAGATCGGTGTAGGTCTTGGGAATCAGGTTGCCATCAGCGTCATAGCCCCAATAGAACTTTTGGTTCCAGGACGCACCAGCGTTTTCCCAAACAATGCCAAGCTCACTGCGATCTTGCGCCGTGCTCAGTCGCAACCAGTTAGCTGGATACTGAACATCGTTGTGCTCCCAAGGAACATCGAGAGCCAGCGTGCGATCACCAAGTTTGTAGGGCATGGTTCTTGACCGATGAAGTGAGTTTAACGAGCAAGCCCGCCATTAGCTTGGAAGGGGTTTTCAGCGAAACAGGCATATATCACCGTATTGCCAACAGGTTGCGCAATTCTAATCTTAAAACCGTTTGACAAGAAATCTATGATGTCTAAAGAGGCTTCAGCGGCGTTGGTATCAGCAAGCAAATAGTTGTCCATTACGTTGTAAGTATTTCTCTTAGAGTCAAACATTGCCCAGTTGCCGGCTGTATTTGAGTAGCGGTAAAGTATAAATGCGGGTCTGAAACCTGTATAAACAAATGGAAAATTGGAAGCACCGCCTGCCGTGTACGAACCAAACGCGCTATAGCCTGCGACAGAAGTAAACGAGTAAGCCACCATTGGTTCGTCGGCCCCAATAATTAGCGACGAAGGATATGTAAAAACACTAGATGTTGGTGCAGTCGTAAACTCATTTGTTGCTGCCGCGCCAGTGTCATTTAGGTTAATGTATTTTTGGCCTATGGATTTGTGATATGAGTACCAGTTACTGCTTACGTCTCGGAACTTATGGATTACAAATTCAGGAGCAGCATTTAATCCGTGCCCATAGGTAAACTGTGCGGACGGATTTGGCGTGTTAAAGGTAGCAATACTGAATCCAGCCGTTTGATTTGCTCTGACCTGTGAAGTTTGGCTGCCGTCAGTATTGCTGGCCGTTGATGATCCGGCGTCCCACGCCCAGGCTATTGATTCGCCAGAACTATAGTTAGCATTGTTGTTTTTGCCTGAAGTAAATCCATCAGAAGTAAAAGCCAAACTATTACTTAAATTAGCTTCAACACTTGTTTCATTTGGCATTAATGCTTTATTTGCACCTCTGACCTGATCCCATAGTTGATGCGCGTAAGCGTTTGTTCTTGATTTTGTCCATATCAAATCTGGAGAGAGATTAAATCCACTTACAGTTTGCGTTCCATTGTTTGCTGTAAAAGTCTTTGCATCAAACGCCGTCGAACCATCGGCAATCGTCGGGGTCGGGAGCAGTGTGGTGCATAACGGGGAAAATCCACTTGGGGCGCTATACGCAAAGGCACGTTGGCCAAAGTTCCAAACTTGTTTGTCGTTTGTTGTGTAGAGCGTTCCACCGAAGTGGTAAACATCTGCGTCAAGATCTGAACCTGAATATGCAGTTCCTAAAGATGTGCCGTTTTTGTAAAAAGTAAGAGTTTTTGTCGCAGAGTCAAGGTCGAGAGCAATGCCAATAACATCACCAGCGCCATAAGTAACACTTCCATACGATGTGTTCGTAGAGTCGTGCCTCAAGTAACCCTCTGCCGCGTAACTCCAGCCGTTTGCATCATTGCCGATATACCCACCAGTTACAGAGCCTTGTTGGATCCCGATAAAATTATACGCACCGACTTCATTTGTGCATTCAACGTACCACTTACCTGAACTGACTCCGATGGTAGAGACAGCGTTGTTATAGCCGCTTTGTCCAGTATCAGTGATCTCTAAATTGCCATTGGAAAAAACAGGGCTTGCAGTATTGTGTACCACCAACGGGTTGAGTGTCGCGTAATTCCCTGACACTTCTCCCCCGGCCCCAGAATCATCTGACGAATCGCCGTTTGTTGGTACGTCACGCAGAACGTCAGCTTGTCCAACTAAATTTACAAGAGCAGGAAAACTGCCAGACATTTTTGAATTAGCATCTGGTTGTGAAGAGGTTCTTGTATCACCAATTAAATATAAATCTTCAGTATTTGTGTAATCGTATGCTTGCGGGGTGCCAGTGGTATTTTCCCACTGAAACGTATCAGCCTCTCCTACTCCGTGGCTTCCAGTGTTATACCACGAAGTGTCGCCGGAACTCCTTACATACACATAATACAGAGAGGGATATTCAGATCCCTCCGGGTGACAAAGTTCACCCACTACTCCACCATCGTTTGGCACCAAGTAAACAAATTCATCTGACGATAACGTAAATGCATCTTGACCTCGATCAGTCGCATTAGCAATAACGTCAGCCTTTGTGGTGTATAAAGTTGTAGAGGTGTACCATTTCGGTTTTGTACCACTGTAAACACCAGTTGAGAGGTTATTTACCGTAAAGTCATTGTCATTGCCGCTGGAATCATCGCCGATCCCGCTTTCATTGGCAAAGTCGAAAAGATGAAATCCGTTCGTACCAAATGTTCCGCTATAGGCTGCAGCTTGCCATACGCCGTTATCGTCAAACGCTCCAAATGACGTAGGGTCAAGTGCTTGGCCGTCGATAAAATAGACATCGGCTAAATATCCATCTAAATAACGGCTGTATCCAGCTTCTTTGCCAATTAACTGTTCTGTGCTGTCATTTACTGATGATTGCAAGTTTTGCGAAAATGTTCCATCAAGAGTTTGTTCTACTCCATTGACATAGAATCGAACTCTTTCGGCAGCTGTTGAGCTGCTGGTATTCCATACTAAGCAATAATGTGCCCACCCAGAAAAGTCACGAAAAACAGCATTAGTGCTATGTCGTTCAATAGCAGCACCGTTTGGGGGGTCTGTAAAAATCTCCCAAGTTCCGCCTGACTCGTATCTGACGAAAAATCTATCATTGGCATCGCCAGCACTAAACAGACACGGATATGTATTATTCATTTCGGACAGTTTTATCCAAGCCGCCCATGTCCAAGTCGTTAGGCTGCCAGCGGAACTATTTGTACGATTCAGATATGCCGAATCTGCTGAATTAAACCGAACGGACTTAATTGGTCCTGCAGCTGCAGCGTCAGCAGCCGCCGTGAAAAACAGCGGGCTTGCACTTCCAGGAATACTCATGACACGTTCAGCAGCGAGGTGACCGTAATACGGGTCGAGCTTTCCACATAGTAGGCAAGAACATCAACTGCACTAGCCGTTGTCGTCAACGTCGGTGCCGTTCCACCAGCAAACTTGTAGATCGAGTTATATGCCAGTGTTCGGCTACCTGTTGAGTCCTGCGTCACCACGATCACACCAGACTGACCAGCAGTTGTGTTTGTTGGTGCGCCTAATGTCCGGTTGCCTGCAAGCGTCACGCTGAAGTTGTTACCCAAGCTCAGGTCAACAGCAATGGTGGCTGCATCGGTCAAAGAAACCACAGTTCCACGCTGTGCCTTCGTAAAACTCTGAGCGACACCAAGACCAGCAACAGTGGTCGTTGCATCAGGCAGCGTGATCGTGCGATCTGCCGTTGGGTCGGTAACGCTCAGCGTCGTCTCAAACGCATCAGCAGTAGCACCCTCAAAGATGATGCTGCCGTTGAAGGTGGCGTTACCAACAAACGTGGTGGTGCTATCAAACGTTGCAACGCCGGTAACGTCCAGCGTTCCAGGGATGTCCACATTGCTAGTGAACTCAACACCAGTGCCAGCCGCATCGGTCTGCAGCAGTTGACGGGCAGTACCGTTTGCAAGCTTGCTAACTGCAATCTCTGCACTTGCGCTGATGTCTGCGTTGGCGATCGTGCCATCCAGAATCATCGTGCTGGTAACGCTGCCCGTATCACCAGTTGTCACCACCGTTCCGGTGACATTTGGCAGTGTGATCGTGCGGTCAGCAGTCGGGTCAGTAACCGTCAGAGTTGTTTCAAACGAGTTATCTGAAGAACCCTCAAATGACAGCGTGGCGTTCTGACCAAGTGCCACCGTTCCAGTAAACGACGGGCTAGCACCACCAACCTTTTCGGTGTCAAGCTCTTGCAATGCAGACTGCACATCTGTGCTGCTGATGTTGCCTGCCGGAACAACAGAAATGTTGCTTGCCGTCTGACCAGCAATAGCGTTAGACACGTCAATCAGCTGGAACGTTGAGCCCGTTCCAAGTGAAATCAACATGTCCGGCGGTGCCAGAGCTTCTGCTGGTGCGTTGCCTGAACCCGTTCCAGACGTGTCAACAACGACGTAATAGTTGAGGTTGCCAGTAGCAGGTGCAGGAAGTGCAGCACCATTGGTAAAACCAGCAGCAGAACCAGCAGTTGTGACGCTGCTCAGCAGGTTGGTGCTTGCGTCATACGTTCCAGCGTTAACAAGGTTGCCGCTGATAACCGTGATCGGCAGGAACGATTCACCCGTATAGATGTAAAGGTCTTCGTTTTTCTCGTCGAAGAAGAACTGACCTTTGAAGTCACCGTCAGGGAAGACAACAATGTTGTCAGTTGCACCCGCACCACCAAACTTGGTAACTGAAGAGTCGGCTAGCTTCGCTGCTGTGATTACATCGTTGGCAAGTCGCGCAGTCGGAAGAGCGCCTGATGTGATCTTGGCTGCATCAAGGTCTGGAATGTCAGCAGCAACAAGATTGACTGCGCTCGTGACGTGACCTTGAGCGTCAACAGTGACCTTGGTAAAGGTGCCAGCTGTTGTGCTGTTGGTGTGATTCAGCGTTCCACCAGACGCAACACTTAAGCCTGATCCAGGGACAACTGCACCCTTTGCACTAGATGTTGCTTCAGGCAGGTCAACTGCTGCAATGACGCGACCAGCAGTGATCAGACCGTTGGCGTCGTACTGAACAAGGTGATGCTCAGTCGTTTCTGCGGTAACGGTGTTGTTAATACGAAGCTCAGTCCCGCTCAGTACCAGCCCATTGCCGTTGATTGATACACCACCCTTGGCAGAGCTAGTGGCAGTAGGCAAATCACCGCCTGCAATCGCTCGATAGCTGACCGCACCAGAAGCAGACGTAGGACCAGCAAGGAACTGTGCGCCTGCAGTGGTGTTATCCAGCGATGGCGTGATCGTTACCGTGTCACCGCTGGTGCTGATGGTGATATTGACGATGCCGCTACTGGTGCCGACAACAGCGTTGACCGAACCAGCACCTTTGACCGACTGCCAGGCCGATCCGTCCCAGATGTAAATCTTGTTGTCATCGGTATCCAGCGCAAGCTGGCCCGTGTAACCACCAGAGCTAGGCAACGTTGTGACTAGATCACAGGTCGCTTCGTTGGCAATCTTTGCAGCGGTGATCGCGTCGTCAGCAATCTTGGCTGTTGTAACGCCACCATCCGCAAGTGCAGTGCCAGCAACCTCACCCGTACCAAACAGGATCTTTGCGCCAGGGATGCTGCTGTTGGCAATCAAGTCAACGCCTGACTCAATCAGGTTCTGCAGCGTGATCTTTTTGGTCTCAGACGCGCTGGCATCAACAATCGCCAGCTCGTCACCAGTAGCCAGGTTGGCTCCCGCAAGGGCTGTAAGCTCACTAATCTTCAGATCGGCCATGAGCGGTCAGCCCTCCAGGGGTTACTGGTCAGTCTCTAGAACAAGTTTAGCGCTTGCATCTTGATCCAAAAGTATGTCGTCACCGCTTTCCTGCAGCAAAGCGTCAGGCACAATCAAGTTCATTTTCAGCTGAATCGCCCCAGTAGTCACAAAATCTGCTGTGATCTGCACCGTATTGTCTGGCGCAAACTGGACAGCGCATGACGTAATTACACCTTTGAAGTCGTAGTAAATCTCGTCGTTTGCTCGTGCTGCAACTCCGCTTGGGTTGTAGTCATTGCGCTTAATGTAAAATTTACCGCGAAATTGACTGCCAACCTTGGTGCGAAGCGACAGCTCTACCAAGTAATTAGGCAGCTCGTTTGCAGTGTCTCCGGTGTATTCCCAGAACGCATTCATGCGTCCCGATCCAGAAATCAACGTGTTGGCTCTGGAACGGAACTCCTCCGAAAGCGCAGTGGTGTCAACGGTTTCGCGCTCTGTATTTAACTCAAACCCAGTAACCTGTGCCAAAACCCTGGACACGCTATTTTCTACAGCTACTTCAATCGGGATTGATGCACTGGGAACCGCAAGTGCCGTAGCGTTTGTCGATCCACCATTCACTGCGTGGGCAAATGAGTCATACAGAAAGATGCCGTCAAGCTCATCAACGTGAATAAATTTTTTGACCGATGAATCTGTATAACTATCAATAAAGTCCAACGCACTGCCGTCAGTGCTCTTGATCACGATCTGATCGCCAGTGATCAGCTGGCCATGATCAAAGTCGAAGCTAAACCGCTTTTTGGTCGCGTTTACGTCCCCGGTATCAATCGTCGAAAACAACGAGCCGCCATCAAACTCCCGTTGCAGCTCGACTTCGCCATGCGTACCTAGATAAACCGTCATGACCCAATGGATGCAGTAGCAAGAGCACCAGTGCCCTGGAACGCAATCTCAGCTCTAACAATGTCGCCAGTTGCCGCTCCAATGCTCGCACTGGTGATATAAGCCGTCAGCTTGATGTCGTTGTTGTCCGTTCCATCAACCCAACGGAAGGTCAGCTCAACCGTGTCTGAACTACTGACACCAGCTGTGCCAGTCTTCATCAGCTTGTTCAGCAGGTCAGTGGTGTTGATCGTGTTGCTGTCATCCTTGTAATACAGCAACGTTGCACTGCCTGAATAGCCAGTCACACCAGGGCTATAACTTCTGACGCCATCACCCAACGTGGTGGTTTCAAGCGTTTCTAGGTTGCTGGACACAGAAAAATTGACGACCTTGGCAAGGGTCGCGCCAGCAAGCTGCATTACGCCATCTCTGCCGGTGTAAACCTTTGCCATCAGAGCACACCAATTAAATTGACTGTAACGCTACTGGTCCCCGGACGCACAGACGAGATCTGTGGTGGTGACTCGTATCGCCAGTTATTGCCAGTAGCCGCATCAATCGCTGCGGCGTCACCGCTCCAGCCAGCCCTGAACCCGGACGGCAGCGTGAAAACATCAAAGCCGCCCTTCACTTCGTCGTAGTGAGTGACGAAATCATCGGCTGCTGTGTCAGCGATATTGGCGTACTGCAGCTGTAGCTTCATGCCAGTTCGCTTGTCGCCGTACAGGATCCGGTACTCTTTGCCGGACTGGGACGAAAACGTTTTATACGGGTAGTCGCCAGCGTCAAAAGAACGGCCAGTAGGCTTATGCGCAGGAAATGCCATTACTCGCCTATACCTCCTTCGATTGTAATCGCGCCTGCAGTGTCGAGAACGTCGATAGCAAGCTGGCTGACGCCGCTTGAATTGACCGCGTAGTTGCTTGCTTTGATCGTTACGATGCCATCTTGATCAATGTCCAACGCCTCAATCTGATAAATCTCAGAAACGCTGCCCGCGCTTTCTTTCAGGCTGAACACTGAGTTGAACAGCTCGGTTGCCTTACCGTTCTTGACGTGCAGCACGCCTTCACTGACTGCAGTGGTCTGCCGCTCCCAGTAATAAACGTTGTACGCTCCATCAGACAAAGCGTTGATGGCGACAATCGTTCCGTCGTCCTGAATGATGCCGTTGTTGTCAGGACGGTAAGGGCTCATCTCGCTGGCAACACGGATAAACTTGCCAGCTTCCAAGTTCAGGCCCCAGGGCAACGTCTTGAACGTGATCGTGTGGGTCAGGTTTTTGCGCAATGACAAGAAATACCGGGCAACCTTCGCCGCATGCTCATCACTGGTGATGTGGTTAAAAGCAAACTCCTCAATCGGCAGGTCACTGTTGTCTGAACCGTAATAAGCAATTAACGTCTTTTGCTCAGGGAACTGGTTGACTCGTGACTGCTGATAAATAATTGCAGCCTGGAACATCTTTCGTTCCTCAAGCTCTAGCCATGTAAATTCAAGGCTGTCTTCAATGATGTTGCCCTCGGTGAACATCGCTGAGATTGTCACAGGGTTGCTTGCATCAATCTTGTGGTTTGAGTCATAGGGCAATGCAGGCTCCAGGCTCATCCTGCCGTTTTTCAACGACACAAAGCACAAAACACTTGGTGCCTGCTCAGACAACCAGCTGCGCAGATTGACTGGCTCTGTGATCACGTCATCCCAATACAGCTTGTTGTTTTCCAAGTAACGACCAGTTGTCGTCAGCAACGCCTTGTCAACAAGATCTTGGTTGAGGATGTTGCCCGCTCCAGTGTCCTTGTTTGTTACCAAATACCAGAGCAGGTCAGTCAGCAAGTTGCTGGACGCAACATCGCCATCAATCAGACGCTCCACCTCAATGCCATTTTTGATGTATGTCCGAAGCTGATCAAGCTGGTTGAAGTTGTCGCTTGATTTGAGTTTCAGGCCAGCCATTGCACAGCCGTCGTAGTCAGGGATAGTTTCTTCTGACAGCGTTTCGTTGACATACACCAGTTCATGCTCTGGGCCGCTATCGCAACTACGACTAATCAAATCACCGTAGTGAGACACCTCAGCAACACCGCTATATTTTTGCCACAATCGCGTTGCGGTTCTATCGAAAGAAGCTACGTTGCTTGAATTAGTGTTTCTTACAAATCTATATTTGAACGCAAACTGAACACCATTGGCGTTTCTTGCGTATTTAGTAAACATGTCCCCCTCGTCGTAGTCGCCGTTGTAGTTAAGCAGCTCAACGCGCTCAGCACGCCACCACCTGTTTCGGGGTGTGTGATCGTAGTTTTGTTCATACGAAATCAAATGCAGCTTCATATAAACTTCTCTTCCTGAATCGCGGGTGTATTGCCAGTTCTCAATAATACGCCTTGTGCCATTAGACAGTCCCGCATTGTTATTGGCAAAATACGGGTCTTCTCCAAGAGCTAATGCATAGATATTGCTTTGAGTTCGATCGTTAATTGCGTCTCCTTCCTTATAAAGGTCTTTTGTCTCGTTAGCTCTGATGCTGACTGCTTCAGGGCTTAGGGTGAGGCTTTGATTTTCTTTGCCAGGAGTGCCATAAATAATATCAATGTTGCCGTCACCATCTTGATCAACGACTTCAGGGACTGCAGCCATCTCAAGATGGACAAACTTGTTTCGGGGCTCTTGCTTGTACCCACGAGCTATAATCTGAAACTGCCCATAAATGGTTTCACCAAACCAGGCTTCCGCACCAGTGCGGCCTCCTTCTAGAACAAGAACATCGCCTTCACCATTGCTTTGCTCTACAAAAATAGCGCTATTGAATGGACGGAGACGGTATTCAAATTGCTTACGTTCCGGGTGCTTAACCCTGATGAATGAATACACGTCAACAGGAGAATTGCCAAGAACAGCAAAGACGTAAGGACCTATGTTGACCCAGCCCTTATTGCTGCTTTTTGATTCGTCATAATTGCTTGGACGCACATCAAGGGCAAAGAACGACATCCGATGCGCGAATGAAGTCACCTTGCCTTCTGAGTAAGAAATCTTTTCTTTGTTGCCTTCAACAAGGGTTCTGGGAGACGGAACAGTATTAAAATTAGTAATACCCTCAAATTTTGCCCAGACCTGTGATTTGATGCCAATTTCAGTTACGTCACAAGCTCGCGTGTTTTGAAACGTTCCAATCTCATATTTCAGCAGTGGATACCACGCTTCATGGATTTCATCAGTGACTTGAGTAAACGGTACTCTTGAACCAGCGATAATTGCTTCTACATCAACAATGCCTATTTTCTTTTGAAGACGGCTCCAAGTTTCAATGCACTCAAGCGTTACTAAAATTCCATTGTTAACGTGATCACCGTTTGATCCATCATAAACTTCTTGGGTGCTGCGTCTAATTACTTTCCAGGTGGTACGACCAATCATCCAAGTCGAGCCAAGCTTAAACATGGCGTCGTATCTTGCCGATTCAGCCTGTACTGCAGATCGAATGTCACTTAAATCGACAGGCTCAATACCTCCAACCCCGAAGGGTTTCTCCTCTTGCCTGCTCTTGCCAATCAAGACCTCAATAGTGTCACCGACCTGACACTCAACTTCGCGCCTTACATTTTGCCAGGACTCATGCCCTCGGTTTGAGTCTCTGAGAGTGTGAGTAACTGTTGTTTCGGTCCCATTAACACTTTTGTGCTTAATGATGCCTACACGCCTAGCGTAATTCGTACCAGTGCCGGGCATCCCGCAATTACTGCTACCGCTGTCGTCGTCTTTTGAGTTTCCCCCAAATGGGTGTTCGTCCATTAAATACTCATCGACATATTTTTTCTGTTGATTCTTGAGTTGCCGATCTGTCTTCTCCGCTTGTCCTTTCGGGATTGAAATAATTTTCCAGTTTGGGCGGAACGGCGTGCCGTTTGGAACACCGCTGTAAACACCAAAACGTGTTTGTGATGAAGGTGTAAACGCACCACAAAAAGCAGGCTGCGCATTTTCATTCCTGGTTGGCGCGTAAAACATCTGATCCGAACCATTCAACCCTGGGTTATCCCTGTCGCCATCAATAGATAAGTTGCCGTAGCGCAAGTTGTACCCACGAAGACGACTGCCAACTCCTAAAACTTCAAAGCCGCCGTTCCAATAAAAATCAAAATAATCCTCGTAAATACCGTCTAGAGCGTTATTGCCAAGAAAAATTCCGGCTAGCTCAGGTCTTGCCATGTTGCCTTGGCCAGCAAGAGTCACAACCTCAGCAATCTGGTAGCTTCCCCAGCTCTTCATTCGGGACCACACCAGTTGCGGTGAGATCAACAGACCGCCTGTTCCTTTGTCACTGTTTTGATCATTAGGGTCAACTTGACCCTTGCGACGAGTAAACGCGATTGGAACGGTTTGACCGTATTCAGCTAACTCTTGAAGACTGTCGAAGCCAAAGGACGGCGTGTAAACATCCTTGCCTGAACGACCTCCAAGCTGACGACGCCTGATTTCGTTTGATTTTGGCTGATGAGGTTTTGGGGCAAGCAGAATTGCAGCCGCAGTGCTCAAAACACTGACGACAAGGCTGATGATTGCAAGCGTTCCTGGATCAATACTGTTTTGTATATCAGGAATATGCGCATAATCTTCCGGGCGTTCCTTATATCGACGTTCTACCTCTTGCGCGAACTGTCGATATTCCTGCTCACTACAACCAAGAGCCGTGATCAGCCGCTTTTCATACGGAAGCAGTGGCTGTTCGACACTCCGTCGATAGGGCACCATGCGACCGCCTTCAAATGCCGATTGATGTAAAGACATCCTCTGCTCCAAACGACTGCAAAGACAGGATCACCCTGATCTAGCAGCAACACGTCCCCATCGTAACCGGGCTGGTCAATTCGACTCCCCCACTTCAATAAATCTCGCCCATACTGCCTAACACTCTGGTTATACCAGTCATCCTGAAACTCAGGCGTGGGCATATTAAGCCGCTCCAGAACCACATAAACCAGATGAATGCAGTCGATTGCTCCGTCAGCTCCAGTGCCATCAGCACCTAGGCGATACGGTCTGCCGATCAGATCAATCACGCAACTCGAACAGCGCTGGTCAAAGGCAAGTGACCAACAAGCTGCCGCGTCAAACGCTTGCGTGGTACGTCCGCACCAACAGCGTCAAACACTGATGCCAGCTCTAGCGTCAACGCTGTACTGTCCCATTTAGCACTGACAATCTGTCCGATGTACTGGTTGATCAAGGTGTAGCCGTCTTTGTCGTTTGGGTCGATCAACACGGTACGGACATTGGCTAAATACTCGTCCTGCACTGCAATCGTCGCAAACGGACGACTTAGCTCATTGTTCGGGAAAGCGATCGTTGCGGGCTGGTTATCACCTGACTTGGTGACGGTGACGCCTGAAAAAGCAAATGGCAGAAAACCAAACTCAACCCTAGCGCCAGTATCTTGATTGAAAAAAGGCGCGTTCTCACCAACCCAGTAATTCTGAAACTTGTAATCACCAAGGGTTGTCGGTGAGCGCAGCGTCAAATAATGACCAAATGCAAGACCAGCATCACTAGCCTCAATGCCGACGGTCTTAGCAGCACCACCCATCCCAGAATGGTTCGTGCAGTAATAGAAAAGCAACGGTGCCTTGTAGGCAATCGTAATTTCTGTGTAAGCGCCTGAGCTGCCAGGCGTTCCAGCAGTCGTTACACCTGCTGTGTACTCCGTTCCACCGCCATGGGTGCCGTCAGGAGTAGCGCTAAATCGAAGCGGGTGCCCCGAGTTGCTTGAGTGCTCCTGCGTAAATCGGTATGTCTTGCCTTCTGTCAGCTCAAGCGTTTCAGCATCAAGCGAACCACCGTCAAAGCGATAGCGGTTGCCGCCAGTGCTAGCGACAACGGTTACGGCAAATGTTTGATCTGCCATCAGAGACCAATCCTCCGGCGCTGTGATGTGTTCTGCCTAAGAGTAGTCAAAGCACGCTGCTCGCCCTGTGTTGCACCCTGTGCTGCAGCCTGCTGCATTCCACGCTGGAACTGATCAGCCGTCACATAATCAACGCTGTTGATACGTTCCACGGTGTAGCGAACGTCGATTGGTGCGGCAACTGCTGTTCCGCCACCTTCGCCTGATGTTCCAGAGCCGCCCGTTTCAGGAATAACAGAACCACCACGAGCACCGCGAGAATAACGCGACATGCTTTCACGCATCTTCGACTCAGGAATGACGTATTCAGGCTCACCGGCCTCTCCGACCAAAGCGTTGGTTGGACCTGAAACATAACCACCTTCTGCGAAGGGAGTAACTGGCGTGTTAGCTCCAATGCCGGAATACTGCTCAACACCAGCAAGGTTTAATTCTTTTCCGCCACTGCCACCAGCAAGTCCAGCAAAGGCACGGGCAATGCCAATCGCGATATAAGTCGCAATCATCTGTGCAGCTTGCTTCGCAAGTACATCAGCAAAGCTCATCAACATGTCCGCAAAGACTTTCTTTGCGCTTTCCGCTCCAGTGACCAGATTTCGCAGTCCGCTTACAATTGAATTGCCAAGCGCATTGCCGATATTCTGAGAAATTTGAACAGCTTGAGTTTCAAGGTCATTCAGACTTTCGACTGACTGCTTGATGAATTTATTAAGAGGGCTGTTTTCTGCAGAGATTTGCCGCATCAAGTCGCCAATTTGCGCAACTTGAGCGCCGGACATTCCATCGTCCTTTAACTCTTGGAGCTTCTTCTCAATACGAAGCCGTTCACGCTCTGCTTCGCTGGTTGCTTGGCTTAAAGCAAGCTGATACTCAAGGTCCGCAACCGTATCATCAAATAATTCTTGACGCTTATGCTGCTCTTCTGTGATCTGACGCTCTATTTCACGGTGAGCAGCTAGCTTTTCAGTGGCCTTGGCGATATTGATAGCTT